AGCGATGCCGCCCTGGAGGGACGGCTGCCACAGCGGTGCGCCTTCGGTGCCACCGGCACCGTCACGCAGCTTGCGGAGAATGCCCGCAGAGGCATCCTTCATCAGCCATGCCGCACCCTCAGCACGGTAAGCATCATTGACGCTGTAAACGCAATCAACAAGCTTCTCGTAGGTGGGGGTGATCAGTGAGCCACCAGTCGTGGTCGGGGTCGTTGTGCCGGCCCCGGCCAGGACCGTCATGCCCTTCGGGTTCGCCGTACCGACGCCGACGATGAGGTCGGTGTCGATCAGGCGGGCCAGGCCACGCCCAATGTCACGGGCCAACCACGCCGAAATGTCGAACGCCGAATCGGAAACCAACTCGGACGACACAGCAACAAGCTGACCGTACTTGTAGGAATCCAACTGGACGCGACCAAACGTCGGGTCGGTACCCGCAATAGCGGTGCCCTGAGGGATGGAACCCGAAGCGATGGCATGAGCGCCAACGGTCGGGAACTGGATCGGCTCACCGGTCTGCGTGTTGACCACCGATGCACCAATACGGAACCCGGCGATACCGGCCTCCAAGTATTCGTACAGGGTGCGGGACAGCATGGTGGGAACCACCAGCGAACCCGACGTGGTCTGATAGTTCATCACACGCAACTCGTCCGGGCTTGCGCCACGACGAAGGGCCTCACGCTCACGGCGGGCGCCCTCAATGTTGACCTCGAAGTCGCCACGGTGCTCACCGTTCAACCACGCCCGAATCCGGTCGTTGTCGTTCTGCTCCTTCTTCTCAACACGGGCCTCGCCGAACAGGCTGCTCTGCGCTTCACGCAGTTGGCCTGCCTCCAGCTCACGCCGGTAGCGGGTGTCCATCTCAACAACGGCCGCATCGATCTCGTCGATACGGGCGTCCATGCGGGCGATGACCGTCTTCTCTTCCTCGGAGCGTTCACGGCCGGCGGTGGCGTCAAGTTGCGCCTCCAGCTGCTTGAACACGCCCATGCGCTCAATGCGCAAATTCTCGGTTGCTAGTTTGATATCCATGCGGATACCCCTTTCAGATTGGTTTGGTATTGGGGTGGCGTCAGGTGCCAGGTGCCCAGGTGCCCGAACGAGCGGCGTGGGCGGCGTGGCGGCGTGCGCCGGTTTAGATCCTGCGCTTGATGCGCTCGAGCCGTTCGCGATCAGCCCGGTCACGGGCAGCGAACGCAGCCAACTCTGCTGCGTCTTCCTCATCGGTGCGGCCCTCGAGCATCCCGGTGAAATACACGATGGCGCGGCGCACCTCATCGGGGTCCATGTCCACATCCACAATGGATGCCATGAACTCGTCGAGTGAACGCATTTTGCCGGTGGTGTGAGGGTTCGCACCCCTCCACACAATCGAAGTCTCCATCAGATGCACCTCCGAAATTGTGCGCTCGGACATGTCGTCGTTCCACTGGTCACGGGCCTTCGGCACCGTGAACCCGATCGACATCTGCCGCAGCTCGCCGTCCTGCACGGCGTGACGCAAATCCTGCACGTCATGCCGCTCAGGGTTCAACTTGGCCGACACCCGCAAGTCCGGGTCAGCGGTCAACGTCAAACGCCCTGACGAACGGGTCGCCAACGGCAACGACTGATGCTGATGATTCAGGAACAAAGCCACATCGGCTTTGGAGTCCTTCAGCGTTTTGTTGAACGCCCCGGTGCGGATCGTTTCGGAGAACTCGCCCCACTGATCACGCACCGGATACGGTGTGTCGACCACAGATGCGACGCCCTCGAACGTGAACCCGTCACCAGGGGTGTCGTCACGGAACTCGAAATCGGCGATCTCATAGGAACGGAAGATGGTGTCGGTTGAACCGGCACGCTCGGCAATGGTCATGGTCAGCCTCCATGTGTGGAAGATATGGCGACAACCAACACAACAAACTCGTCGTCGTCGATGTCTAAGGGATGTGGTTTGCGCTTATGCCGGCGAGGGAACGGGGACGGGAACGCCCGACCCGGAACCGACCCGGCATGAATGACGTACTCCCCAGGCCGCAACAACAGATTCATCGGATCTCAGTCCACCCGATCGAACCACGCGCCGTACCGGTGTTCGCCAACGTGGTCACAGCCAACGTCAACGCCCTCGGCGTGTCCCCCGCGATCGACAACGTCAACGGGTACGTCGAAGCGATACCGAGCGACGCAGCCGCAGCCGCCTTCGAGCCGGACCCGGCAGCAACAAAGAACGCCGAAACCGGAATGCCGGGGGTGGTGATCGTCTGCCCAACACCAACCTCGACCGTCGAGTTCGCATCAGCCCGAGTCCAAGTGCCACCAGCCAAAGTTGAGTTGTGGAACACCTCCACCAACACAGTCCGCGTGGCAGCGTACACGTCCATAGATTGTGGGATCACAAACGACCTGTTCACCAAACCGCATGCGGCAGGGAACTGGGTTGCCGGCCGAATCGAAATCAGATGCGCCCTCGCCGTCGACGTTGCCACATCCGCTGCATTCACCCCGGCGAACGTATGCCCGTTCGGCGTGTTGACACCACCCTCAGATTCAACCTCAGAACAACACGCTTTCATCGTGTCACCGGCCGACAGGGCGGTCGACTCAATCTCCCACCGCACCGGCAAACTAAACGTCTGCGTGTACGGGGCAACATCATGCCGGTTAGCGTGCAACCACTCATGGCAATATATGGTCACACCGTCAATGTTGAACCCCATCCGCACCCGGCCAACACCCAACCATTGACCGTCAATCACAAGAATCTGGCCCTTAGTGATATCCAAAGTCACACCCGACGAACCGGTACCGTCTAACGGGTCCATGTTCCATGACACCTGCGGCACCAACGTGTTCACCAACGAACCCGACGACGACGACCGGCGCACAAACGACACACCCGCATCAGATGATTCAAAATAGAACCCGTTGACCGCATCAAAATAGCCGACACGTTTACGCACGTTCACCGTCGCAGCACCCAACTCGAACGTCAGTTTGACAAGTTGCGACTTGCCTTTTTCGTACGGCAAATATTGGCGGGACTGCAACGCCGCCACAGACCCGCTCGTCGTCGCCGCCGTCAACACAGCGCACCGGGCCGCCGTATCATGCGTCACCGTGCCCGACGTGGTTTGCACCGCCTCAAACAGAATCGGTTGCGCATCATAAGTGAACGACGACTCAAACAACGTGAACGGGCTACTGATCCGCAACCGGCCGAACGCATCCGACCAGTCATCGGCCACACCAATCAACTGTGTCACCGACCCGTTCGGATTCAAATGCGAATTCACGTTATAGGTGGGGGTTGGCCCGTTGTAAACCTCGGTACTCATCAGCCCTCAGTTACCTCATCAATACGGCCGTTCTCATCACGGTGAACCTTGAACGACGACGGGGCATCAACGGACGGCATAATCGTCACCTGTGGCGGCGGAACCCGTGCCGGCTGCACGTCAATGTTGTTGTCAATCTTGTTCTCGATCGTAACGGGGGTCGGCTCAACATTCACGTTGATCATCGGGGCGGGCTGCTGCTCCTGGTGGGGAACCTCCACCGTGATCGGCGAATCCACACGCACGTTTGGTGCCGCGACATGAACCGGTGGCTGATGATTGTTGATCGTGATCGCCGGATCACGCACATCGGCACGGAACGCAGCAACCTGCTGCTCCAACGCCACCAACCCGGAACGCACCGACTCGGCACCGAACCCGTCACGCACCGGAATGGTGTTCTGTGTAACAACAGTGTCACCATCCGGCAACGGTGGCATATCCTCCAGATCGCGTGGCTCGTTCGGAACCAAGAACTGTGAACGCAAACCAATCTCATACGCCTGATAACGGGCCAACGTGTCACCACGCAACAGGGCATTCACGTTGAACTTCATGTACCGGGGCGACGCCAACATCCCAGACACAGCCGCCTCAATGCGGGTCATCCACGGCAGGAACGTCACCTGCACCCGGCGGGCGTTCCGCTGCTCGAGATTCGCATACGTCAACGATGACCCCTCAACACCAATACCCAAATCTGATGGGTCGAGCAGGAACAACTGCCCGGCGATCTCCGCTGCCGTGTAACGGCGGGTCGCCAAAAACTGGGCGTCCTCATTCGTCACACCAGTCGGCTTATACGTTGCACCATCATCAAGAATGCCCGGCAAACCCTTGCCACCCGTACGGCGCCGACGCTGCCACTGCTGCGCCAACTGCGCCTTCGTCTCAGGCAACGCCACCTTCGCCATCTCAATCACACCCGGCATGTTCCCGTCACCCTCAAAGAACTCGTTGCCGAACTTCAGAGACGCCAACCCCAACCCGATCGTCTGGCGGGCATACGCAACCGGGTTCAACCCCTTATCAGCACCCGGCAACATCAAACCCTTGATATGGGCGATCTCCGCACCAGGGCGAC